TTATATAATTAGTATATCGTATAATAATTATATAAATTTATACTTTTATTCAAAATATATTTTAGAAATGTAATATTATACAATTTTCTCAACTACAAAACAAACAAAGCGACTAGCAACGAGGTGGTGATATTGAACGAGCCAAGAGCACCTGATGTAAAGGAACAGGCAAAATATGATTATTTAAATGGCATGAAATATAAGGACTTAGCAGAAAAATATAATGTAAGTTTAAATACCATTAAGTCCTGGGTAAAAAGATATAATTGGTCCAAAGAGAAAAAGAAAAGGGTGCACACAAAAATAAAAAGGGTGCACCCTATAATAATAAAAATGCGAAAGGTCATGGAGCTCCAGCAAAGAACAAAAACGCTGAAACGCATGGCTTTTTTTCTAAGATTTTTCCGCCTGAAACAATAGAAATAGTGGAGGATATTATGGTTAAAGATCCATTGGACATGCTGTGGGAAAACATAATAATTCAGTATACGGCCATAGCAAGGTCCCAGAGAATTATGAGTGTGAAGAACCAGAAGGACTTGACTAAGGTACTTAAAAGAGAAAAAGAGTCTACTGGAGAAACTTCAGGCAGCTGGGAAAAAGAATATGAATTACAGTTTGCATGGGACAAGCAGGCTACGTTCCTGCAGGCTCAATCAAGGGCAATGAAAACTCTTGAGAGTATGATTAAGCAGTATGATGAGTTACTAAAGAGTAATCTTGCTACTGAAGAGCAGAAACTTAGAATTGAGAAGTTGAGAGCTGAGGTGGTCAAGGTTAAAAATAAAGATGATAATAAACCTATAGAAATAATGATAAAGAGAAAAAGTGATTAATAATGCTTATAGAAAAAGAAGTAAATCCTAGTTTTGAAGATTTTATTTTCAACTGGGATTATAAATTCTATTTTTTAGTCGGTGGTTATGGAAGCTCCAAGAGTTATCATGTGGCCCTAAAATTAATACTCAAACTGCTTCAAGAGAAAAGAACCGCACTTGTAGTCAGAGAAGTATTTGATACTATAAGAGACAGCTGTTATTCACTTTTAGAAGAAATAGTAACAGATATGGGGCTTGATGATAGAATCAAGTTCACAGCTTCACCAATGCAGGTTAAATTTCCTAATGGTTCAAAGATAATATTTAAAGGCATGGATAAACCGGCCAAGCTGAAATCTATAAACAATGTTTCTGTAGTATGGATAGAAGAATGTTCAGAAGTAAAATATGCAGGATTTAAAGAGCTGTTAGGACGTTTAAGACATCCAAGCCTATCATTGCATATGATACTTTCTACTAATCCTGTCAGCAAGGACAATTGGACATATAAACACTTTTTCAGGAATGACAAGAAGAAAATATTCATACTTGATGATGAAGAGCTTTATAAAAAGAGAATAGTAACAAGAAATAACACATATTATCATCACTCATTGGCAGATGATAATTTATTTTTGCCCAAAAGTTATATAGTACAGCTTGATGAATTAAAGACATATGATCCTGATTTATACAGAATAGCCAGAAAAGGCAGATTTGGAGTAAATGGTAGAAGAGTACTTCCTCAGTTTGAAGTTGCTCCACATTATGCAGTACTTCAAGCTATAGGTAATATAAAAAATCCAATCAGGAGAGTTGGTTTCGATTTTGGATTTGAGAAATCATATAACGCTCTTGTAAGGATGTGTATAGATGATGATAATAAAATACTTTATATCTACTGGGAATATTATAAGAATCAAATGACGGATGATAGAACTGCTGTTGAAATAGCTGAATTTAAAGATACACAGGAACAAATTAATGCGGATTCAGCTGAGCCTAAGACTATAAAATATTACAGGCAGCAAGGTTTTAATATCAGAGGTGCTAAAAAGTTTCAAGGCTCTAGGCTTCAGAATACCAAGAAGGTAAAGAGATTTAAGAAAATAATATGTTCCTCTAATTGTACCAATACTATAGCAGAACTTAAGGATTTAACCTATGCAGTAGATAAGAATGGAGAAATTATAGAGGATGAATTTAATATCGATCCTCACACTTTTAGTTCTATCTGGTATGGGCTTGATGGCTATGAGGTTGCTGATGTTAAAGAGAAAAAATATGATGATTCTGTTTATAACAAAGGCAGAGGTCTTAAAAATAATGTTTACCATAGGAGGAAAGGAGGTACCGTATTCTAGTGAATACTAAACAACAACTATTAGGATTAACATCCATTCAACTAAAGGAAAGAAAACAATGCAAGAATGATTATTTCTATTACAAAGGAAAATGCCAGGATGAGCAAAGGGTAATAAGTGATCCGGACACTATTGGACAATCATGGACAGTTAGTGATGATTTGGATTACGTACCAGCACAGGATATAAGAAATAAGGTGGGCCCACTTCTCCGCAAGCAGGCAAGATTTATGTTTAGTGTGCCTCCGGACATTTTATTCAAGCCTTATGATGTTGATGATAAATATAAATGTGAAGAATTAAGACAATTTATAGATAAAATCCTTGCAGACAACAGCTTTTGGAGTGATACTCTAAAGGCTTTTTTAGATTGTACTGTAAGGAGAAGGGTACTTTTAAGAGTTGAAGCTAATCCAGAACAGCCGATAAATATTTTTATAATTCTATCAATGATTTTACTTATAGAACTACTGCACAAAATTATAAGAAGCTTAAAGAAATTATTTTAGTGGTTCAAGAACCTGATACAACAGACTTGCAACAGGACAATCAAATATGGTACAGGCACACTTATAGTTTAGAAAATAGTTCATGTAAGCATAAAATAGAGACATTTATAAATGGAAACTTTGGTATTCCTGCATCTGTAGTTGAAGTTGATACTAAACTTGACAGGCTTCCAGCATGGGTAATCCTAAATGATGCCATGCTTGGAGATATACATGGCCAAAGTGATGTAACAGGTCTCAAAGATGCACAAAATAGTTACAATAGAAAAGTTTCTGATTATGCTGATGCCCTTAGATTTAATATGTTTGGTGAGCGTGTAATAATAGATGCTGATGAAAATAGTGTTAACAGTTGTAAAGTAGCTCCAGGAGCAATAATACCATTGAAAAGTATAGATGAACATACTGCAGATGCCAAAAGGCTTGAAAGTTCATTTACATCAGCAGATCCAGCAGAAAAGTTTCTTGATAGGGCCGAAAAAGATATGTATGAAATGCTGGATATGCCAAGGCAGGAGGAACTTAAAAATGTTCCTTCAGCTAAGGCGTTGAAGTATCTTTATAATGATCTGATAGCTAGATGTAATGAGAAATGGAATACTTGGGAGCCGGTAATCAAGGATTTGATAAAGCTGATTATTGAGTGCTGCAGTAAATTTAATTGCTATAAGGATTGGAATCATGAATGGGATGATTTAAAATTTAATATTGTGTTTAATCATAACTTCCCTATTCCAGAGGATATAGATGATAAAAAGACATTGGCTATACAGGAGGTTCAAAGTAATGTAAGGAGTCATAAGTCTTATATTAAAGATTTCTCCAACACAGAGGATGTGGATGGTGAAATGAATGAAATAATCAAAGACATATCCGATATAACTGCAGCTGAAAATGATGAAATGCAGTCAATGCAGGGTGGTAACTTAGATGAATGAATACCGAAAAATGATTGAAGAGTCTATGAAAAATAGAGATAAGCTTACAAGAAAACAGTATAAGCAGATTAAGAATTTATATAAAGAAGCAGCTAAGGATTTAAAGGCTAAATCAGATAAGGCTAGAAAAGGAAGTTTAACAGAAAGATGGGCTAAAGATTACAGAAAAGCCGTAAAATCTGAAATAAGGCAGGTAAATAAAATATTATTCAAACAGATTTTAGATAATATTGTGAAGAGTGCGAATCTGGCTGCAGGCATTCAGCTTAACTTCTTTAATTTAGTAGATAAAAAATACAAACTCAATATGAGCAAATCATTTACAAATATGTTTTCCAAGGTTCCTAATGATGCAGTGGAGGAACTTGTCAAAGGCAATATATATAAAGATGGGAGAGGATTATCTAAGAGAATATGGTGGACCGGCAATAAAGTAAACGGAGATATAGATAAAATAATTCAAAAGGGAATAGTTGAAAAGAAAAGTGCTATTGAATTAGCACAAGATCTTCAGACATATGTTAATCCTGATATGCAAAAGGAGTGGAACTGGAAAAAAGTTTATCCAGGTACTTCAAAAACAGTGGACTATAATGCTCAAAGACTTGCCAGAACTTCTATAAGCCATGCGTATACTTTAGCATTGCTTAGAAGCTGTGAACGTAATCCATTTATAACAAAAATAAGATGGCACAGTGTATTTGCACCAGGAAGAACCTGTGCTCTATGCAGAGATAGAGATGGTCAGGAATATCTTCTTGCTGACTGTCCATTGGATCATCCCAACGGGTTATGTTATCAAGAGCCACTATTAGATTATGACTTAACAGAAATAGGCTCCAGGCTTGGAGACTGGGCTGATGGTTCTAGTGACAGCATACTAGATAAATGGTTCAACAAATATGGAGATTATTTTGATTAATGGAGGAATTGTAATGACAAATAATTTTAGAAATACAAAAATAGAGTGTGATAACTGCCATAAACAATTTAAAATCAAGAAGCTTAAAACTAAGTGGATAGATGAAAATGTCCAGAGAACTTATTTTGTTTGTCCGTACTGCAAGCAGGAGTATACTTCATTTTACGCAGATAAAAGGGTAAGAAAAAATATTAAAAAAATTGAAAAGTTGCAATCTGAAATGGAAGATATAACGAAACAGAATAAAGAGATAATGCAGGAACTCAGACAAAAATATGAAGGGGAGTAGGAAATGGGATTAATAAGTAAATTATCAAAGAAATGCAGAAAATGTTCAAGGGCAAAAGATTGCAATAATAAGAGAATAGAAGCTTGTACATTTATAGAAATGCCGGAAAAAGCTTCAATTAATCATGTAGCACCAGTTACAAGTTATTTAATGGCTCCAGTTGTGAGAGTACGTAATTCTGTAGCTGTTAAAATGGGTGATTATAGTACTATAAATACTAACTCAAAAGAAATACGCGAAAAGATAGAAAAACAATTTTATGGGAATACATTTAACATGAAATGTGGCTTTGATAAGTCTTAGAGATAGGGCTTTTTATTTTATAAAAATTTGAGAAGGGAAGATGATATAATGCCAAAATTAAATGAGATATTGGGAGATTCATTTACACAAATACCTGAAGATATCCAGAAGAAATATAAGGATATAGATTTGGTAGACAGCAAAAATTATGTTGAAAAATCTGAACTTGATACTGTAAATAACTCTATCAAGGACTATAAAAAACAGCTGAAGGACAGAGATAAGCAGTTAGAAGATTTGAAGGATAAGGCAAAAGGCAATG